GCTTGGGCTGAGAGGCCTGCTGCTTCATCTGCGCAAGCTGGTTCTCATCGATCTGGATGTAATACTCGTCGGGGTTGCGAATGCCCGACGATTCAGCCAGCTTCGTTGCCGTCTTGATGATCTTGGGCAGCATGTCGAGCGCCTGGCCCGCAAAGCCGGTCTCCACCAACTGGACCGCCATCATGTTCTGCGTCGTCAGGATGTTGTTCAGCATCATCATGTCGCGGTCGCGAGAGCCGGTGCCGAGCCCTGTGCTCACGGTGACATCCATGTTCGCATTCCAGAAACGCGGGTCCATATCGACCCACTTGTCACGAATGCGGATGGTCCTGGGGCGATCCTGGTGCTTTACCAGAAGCCGAAGGATCATCTTGAATACGCGCTTCCAGCCCAATTCGGCCATGTTGCGCGCGATCAATTCGACCTGAGAGTAGGATGCATCCTTCTGATTCTGATTGGCCGTCGCTGACTGGTTCTGTAGCGTCTCGGGATCCAGCGCCATTGTCGAGCGCGAAACGCCAGTGCGCTTCTCCGTCACCTGATCGAAATGCTCCAAGCCCATCAGGGCCTTGTCGCCGATAAATGGAATGGCAAGCGGCGTCGGCGGAACTTGCGTGCCCTTCTTGACCCTAACATTGCCGCCAAAGACCGGCGCCGCCATCATCTCCGGGTTGACGATCGACCCGTCTTCGGACCACATCAGCGGGTTGTTCACCCAATAGAGATTGTCGAGAAACTGCCGCGTCAGCACGGTCTTGACGCGCTGGGTATCCATGGTCTCATCGGCGATCGATCGCGCATCCCAGCGGTGCGGAACGGGCTCGCAAGGAATGTCGGAGAACGGTACATCGTCGTCCCAGACTTCCCAATCGAGCAACTGGCCCGCACCGCCTGAGCCAGCGTAATAGGCCCGGATCGTCTCGGCTATGCCGTCTCCATCGACATCGACCTTCAGATAGCATTCGTACAGCTCGATAAGCTGCATTGCCTTGTCTTGTGTGTCGGACGTGACATCGAAGTTGGGATCGCGGGCTTGGCGTTCTTCCTGTAGCCCGGAATGACGATATGCCGGCAACTCCTCCACAATGGCCGCATCAAAGCCCATCTCGACCAGATCGGAGCGCGTGACTTCATCCCTGTGGGCCGTGAAGCGCGCATCCTCGATATCGATCGAATCGCGATCCTTTAGAAAATCCTCGCCCGCAATGCATTTGATCCTGAGACGGCCGGCGCGGGTGATGCGCTTCGTCTTCACATCGAAGACCGGGACTTCCTGCTGCACCGGCTGACCCGTCTGCGGATCTGGCACCACGACAATTTGCGACTCGCCAGCCTTCTGGGCTGTTACCTCCACGCCTTGGGCCTGCTGAAGGATGGCTATCTGCTCAGCGGTCAAGCCAGACAGTTCGGAATATTCGCATTCCTCTTTGTCGTCCCACCAGTGCTTTACAATGCCATTGCCAAGAAGCAGGCTGTCGTGCGTCGCGTCCCACAACGTACGGTAACCGTTGTTGTCCTTCCAAAAGACAAAGTTGCAATAATCCGTCGCCTGCTTGGCGAATTCTTCATCGCCAGGGCCGTCCGGCTCGTATTCGGCTATCCGATCAGAAGCCGAGAACACGCGGATGATGCCAGGCAGCATCCAGCCAATCGTATCGGCAACATCACGAGACACGACCGACGAGCGATTGGCTGCCGGCGGCGTATCCTTCATCTCGCCGCGATAATACTCCAGTGCGCGAGCGCGAGCGCCGGAAAGTTCGGTTTCCGTGAACGTGACGGCCGACTGAATCTCATTCGCAAGGAGCGCCTTGATGCTCTCCTCGTCCAGGCGCTCGCCTTTAGCCATCAAACCACCCACTTGTTGTCAGGGAGCGCGTAATTCGGTTTCTTTGTGGGGATTTCATAGGCAATGCACATCAGGCCGAAAGCATCAGATCCATGGCTTGACCAGTCGTGCTCCGGTCCAAGGCCAACGCTGCGTTCTTCATCAATCTTTTCGTGATACCAACCGAGAGCGAGGCGCCCCGCCTCCGTCGTTTCTTCATCAAACCAAATGCTGGAAAAGCGCCGTCTGCCCGCTTCAATGCGCATCTTCGCAGCGCCCTTGCCTTGATTGGGCACCACGGTCACGTCGTAGCCGGCAGCACTGAAAGCGCTCTCGAATGAAACGTCTATGACCCGATCGTTGGTGTCGCCATCGTGAGGCAACCAGATATCTGCCCTGTCAGGGCCGTAACCGTGAGAACGAAGCCAATTGATATGGGTTGCCAGCGGCTGGCCGACTGCCTCGTAATAGTCCCGGGTTCGGATTTCCCTATCAATGAACTGAGCGGGCCACATTGCAAAGGCATCGGCTTTGGCGCCCGTTCCACCCAGATCGCAAAAGATCCTGACCCGCATAAGGGGATCGAAGGGAACGCGACCGATCCTGTTTCCTAGTTTCGCCTCATTGAGATGGCTCGCGAAATATGCGCCCGCAACAGCGGTCACAAAACCACCCTCCCAAATGTGGTCATATTGCTCGGGTCTTTCACGCTGGTCTTTGAGCCGCTTGCGTTCGAGGATATCCGGGAACCAGGGATTGTCCCGCCAGTTCATCTCGACCACGCGCATCAGTTGGTCATCCGTGACCGCCCGGAATCGCTTGTGAGTCGCGCTGTTCTTGCGCTCCGGGTTCCAGGTTACCCAAAGCTCGCTGTCTTCCTCGCGTAGCGTCGGGATCAGCTTTATCCAAGCGTCGTCTGTGACCGGCTCCCCCTCATCCACCCAGCAAAGGAGAATGCGCGCCTTGGACTTGATGCTGTTGATGTTGCGATCGAGGCCGGTGAACTTGTAGGCCACTCGCCCATCCTTGGTGCGAATGAACTTTTCACCAATCTCGAAATGTTCGGCCAACCATGGCTCGGATTGGATCGCTGCCTTGATTTCCTCCAGCGAGGAATCGTCCAGCGAGTTCATGAACTGACGAGCGCAAAGGATAATCCCTTCGCGGCCGGCCTTGCTCCACATGTAAGCTCTGACTGCGGTCATTTTTGCAAATGATCGCGTCTTAGCCGAGCCCCTGCCCCCGTACGCCCCTCGAACATCGGCCTTCCCCGAAAACACCGGGATTAGCTTCGGAGGGAGCTCAATTCTTGCCGTCGTCATCCGGCGCGACGAGTTCTATCCGAGTGATGGTCTTCAGCGGGTTGTCCGGGTCACCAGCTATCTGCATTGGCAGAACTTTGCCCAGAAGAGCCATGAACGGTCCTGGGTTCTCCAATGCCTGTCTTTCCAAGTAGGCAGCCATATCCCCTTGACCGGCATCAGTCGCGGCTTTGAGGATTGCGTCCTTGAGCAATTGGGTCGTCTTGTTGGGCACACCCTTAGGGCGCCCATTGGGGTTGCCGGATTGACCTGGTTTAAAGGTTGTACCCGGCCTGTTTTTTTCAGGCATGTGAATGGCAGTCCTTTTAAGGGGAGGTTGCCGGGGGATGGTTATTCCGGGAGTACGATCCGCTGGATGCCCATGAGCGTGCAGATGGTCTCCAGCGCTTGCGGGCCGGCCTCTCCAAGCGTCGGGCCGGTGAGCAGCACGCTTTCCAGCGCAGCCACCGCATCATCGACCTGCTGTTGCGTGTAGGCTCCTGCGGGGCCCAGCGGATCGAGCGTGAAGTCTGCCGTCTTGGAATAAGGATAGGTGGCCTTGGTGGCATCATCGATCGGCAGGCCGCCGATGAGATGCGAGGCCGGTTCCTGCCCATTGGCCGAGAAGCGCTGCGAGAGGTTGTCTCCGCTGTCGTTGTTGATCTGGTTCCAGACGCGGTTCATGACCTCGCCGAAGGCCACAGGGATGGCGAATACGATGTATTGGATATCGTCCATGGTGGCCTCCTAGGATGCCAGAAGCTGAGCGCGGATAGCGTTGAACGTGGCGAGGTCCATTGCCTTCTGCGCTATGATGGCTCGAGCGATACCGCCGCCGAAGAAACTCGACGCGGTGCCATTGTTGTTGTTCGCAGCGATGCGGGCCGGGATGGTGGTGGTCGGCGAGCCATTCTGAGCGGCTGAATATTCCTCACCAGTCGCCGACAGAAGCTTTACAGTGCTCCCATCTGCCGAGACAGCGGCTATGAGTCTGGTCCCGCGCCAGTCTGTCGTGCCCATGATGGTGGTATTCGCATCAGAACCAACACCAGCGCACAGTTGCCCCGATGTGTTGATGCTAAGGGATAGCCGCGCCGTTGCCGAACCTGACATGCCGATAACGACCTGTGAGGCAGACAGCGTGGCCGGCACATCGATGTCCATGATGATGCTGTTGGCACCCGCTCCCGCCAGATAGGTGCTGAGCAGGTTGTCGTCTGTGCCGTCTGCCGTGAGGGTGTAGCGGCTACCGGAGATTAAGAGGTTTAGACGTTGGGTAGATGTTCCGTTGAGGCCATGAAAACCCGGTACTGCTTTCACGGAGGTGATGGTAAATGTGGCCGTTGACGCACTCTGGCTTGTGATCGTGATCGATCCAGAGCTTGGTTGTACCAGGACAGTAACCGACGTGTTCCCGCCTAGTGAATACCAGATGGTTGAGCCGGAACCCCCGGCGCGAATGAGAATGCCATTGGCGCTTGTAGTGGCTATTGTCATCGACACCCAGGACGTGCCGCTAAATGTCAGATATGATTGGTTAACCGCATCAACGCGAGTCACCTGCCCGACACCGGTCGAGGTATTGTACTGCGCAGCGGTGGCCGAACCGATCAGCCCGACGACGCCTCCACCCTTAAGCTCTGCCTGTCCAGCGATCACCTGCGCCAGCGTCTTGCCGCCGAACTGCGAGCCATCCAGCCACAGCCCAACCTTATCCGCCGATGCTGTTACTGCGGTCTGCCCGGTGCTATCCTGAAACATCCGGTCAAGCTTGCGAGCATCATAGTCGGCATAGGTGGCGTTGAGGAGCCATGAGCCGAGCGGATCGGCATCGCCCCACTTCCCCACCAACGGACTGTATATCGGCGACCGTATGGGGCTATGGATCGGAGAGCGGATTAGCGTCATTTGCTCTCCTGATTGGCTTTGCAGGCGGCTTCACTCTTGGTGTCAGCGCTTATCCCGTATAGCGATGCCTATTGAGGCGACGCCCGAGACCTGCAAATGAAAAAGCCCGCGCGGCAGACCGGGCGAGCTTCACGACGCAAAGCGTCAACTTAACATTTCCTGCACAATCGGCTATTCGGACGCGGAAGTCAAGTGCCCTCGTAAAAGCGGCAAAGCGAGTTAAGTCCGCTCACCAGCCATGCCCTCATTGGCGTATTCAACGTGCGAAGATGGTCGATATCCTCGACGCAGACCGCATTGACGGTATGCAGCACGCGCCGGCCAGTGTTGATGTCACCGCAACTCATCAGCAAATCGCGAAGCTTCGTCATCTTGGCTCGTGCCTTGGCCGCCCGCTTGCCGCGATCCTCGCCATCATCGCCGGTTCCGCCCCTAACTGCGAACATGTTCTGCGCCTTGGCGCTCGGGAACGGAACGCCAGTCAGCCCGAAGTAGGCGGCCATGTCGTCAGCATAGCGATTGCCGGCGTCGTGCTGTGCCTTGTTGATCGCGCCATCCTTGAGCAGACGGCCGAGGAGATAGCCCCATGCAGGATCGCCCGCCAACACCTGGGCCGATGCATTCTTGGTGTCATGGATGCCGTAGTGACGCACACGCCTATCGATTGCGGGCTGCATGTTCATTTCTATGTTTGCCTCCTTGGAGCGAGAGATTTGTCCTGATGGTGTTCGCGGTGCATCAAGGCGCGGTCGTCCCCGCTTGGCACGGAGTTTCGCAGCTCTGGTTGTTGCCTTCATGGTGTCTCCGCTTCCAGACGCGACCCATGGAGGATCGATACGAAAGGCAGCGAAACAACCGTCTCCGTTTCGCCAATTCTTCCGCCGCGCGTGCCATTGGTGTAATGCTTGGTCGAACCACGCACCGCGATTATACCAAGCTCCTGAATATCTTCGCCTTTCAGTCGCCAGATCGTGGGGTTATCCACAGGCTCGGGGCCAACGAACTGGCCCTTTTCATTGCGCTCACGGACGGCGACCTTTTGCAGGTATTCCGCTCGGCGCTTGCGTTGCTTGTCCCTCACTCGCCGGCGGTCGCGAAGCGCGTACTCGATCCGCGTAAGTCCCCATTCGCTTTCGTCGCTCAGGCGTGCCAAGGCTGTCATCGATATGGCTCCTTTTGTGAAATGATGCTTCTGCCTCTT